CCACGCAATTATGGAATAATGGCTACAAGCCTTATAGATTTACAGAATAGCTTTGTAAGATTTAATGAGCAAGAATTTATTACTGACAATGATTGTGGAGTTGTTGTTGATACTTGTTTGCCAATATGTGAAGCAGGAGATGTAAGATTTCAATTTCAATTAAATACAAACGATTATGCAAATGCAGCAGCAATTGAAGCAGGTTTGCAAGTAAGAAGATTGACATCAAGTGGACTTACAACAATAACTGGATTTGTTGATTCGGCAGTATTGCAAAGCGGAACAATTTATTTAATCCGTTTAAATTTTGAAGGTAGTACATTGTTAAATGGATTGAATGATGGTGATTGCTTTCAAATACAGATTAATTTCCTTAAAGATGAACCACCTGCATACTTATCCAAAACTTCAATAACTTGTTTTAAGTATTCAGAAGATAAGTGTTTTACAAGCAGAATTACTTATGGAAATAATGAAGATGCTTTTGGATTTTTCTATCCAAGTACCTTAACTTTCAATGCAATAAGACTTCCAATGTATGCCTCTAATCCTGCCTTTGACATCGAGCAAAAAACATACGTTAGAAGTAACGGTGAGCGAACAAAAGTATTTGCACGATTAGCAAAAAAATATAAGTTTGTTACAGATTTTTTGACTGAGGAATTGCATCAAAAGTTAGTTGTTGCATTGAACCACGACACAGTATTAATAGCAACATCAACAGACTATCAATTAGAGTGTACTTTTGAAAATGAATATAACCAAGACTTCCCAAGTATTATGCAAGGGATGAATGTATGGCCTGCCGATTTTCAAGTCTATGAAACACCATTTAACGAAATAAATAATAATTGTGGATAAAATGAATATAGGAATACTTTTAATCGCCATAGGCCATAAAAACTATGGAAGTATGGCAGCAAATTTAGCAATGTCAATTCGTGCAAACAATTGCACCTTGCCAATTACATTAATTACTCAACCCGATACAATTAGTAGGTTAGATGATAATTATAAAGCATTGTTTACAGAAATAAAAGAGATTCCAAAACATTGCTATACATTAAAAGATAATGAAACGTGCTACATTAAAGCTAAAGCACACATGGATGAACTAACTCCGTATGATTACACTTTGTTTATTGATGCCGATGTTATTTTAATCAACAACTTTGTTATAAATGATGAAATTGAAAAATTAAAAGGGTTAGATTTCACAATAAAAAACAAAGGCAAAAACAATAAGTTTTCTATTTGGGCAGATATGAATGAAGTTGTGAAACAATACAACTTAGAAGATCAAGAAATTTATGAAATACATTCAGAATTTATATGGTGGAAAAAAGGTCAACCAGCAATGGCTAAATGGGCAGAAAACTTTGAAACATTAAAAGTACAACCTACAAATTTTGCAGGATGTGTTGCTGATGAATTGCCTTTATTTATATCGATGGCTCAAACTAACACAAAACCACATTTAGAAGGTTACAACCCTATCTATTGGTATAATCAAGATTCCAAAAACCAAAAAAGGATTAAAGATATGCGAGATGATGGTTATTGCGGATTAAGTATTGGAGGCAATGCAATATCAGAATTACAAAGAACAAATTACGATATTTTAGCAACGATTTATAGTAAAATGTTTAATATGCACTATATCTTAAAGGCACAACAAAAGAAAAAATGGGATGCTAATAGGTCAAATATGTAAAAGTATTTTGCATAATTATGCGATACAATAAAAAAAAATGGTTAGATACCTACTAAAATGGAATTAGAAAAAAACTACAAAATAATTGATGCTAATGCAATAGCAGAGATATACAAAAAACCTCACATGGAGGATGAGGAATATACAAACTTTAAATACTATTCAGACAACGAATATCCTAAAAAGCTAATTGATGAACGTAGGCCAAACGAGGCACAAATGGTTAAGGAATACAGAGAAAAAACGTATCAACCCGTATTTCAAGAAGTATTTGATAGGGTTTTAGCTTCCTTAAATAAGATTCACAGAGCGGATGGATTTTTCATCAAATATCCCGACCAAAAAGAATTTACACAAATTGCAGATGGCGAAAAATTGCCAGAATATTTAGAAACAGATTTTAAAGGAAAGCAGTCAATAATGAACTATACTTTTAGCACAATGCTAAAGCAGTATTTAATTGATGCTAATGGCATTTGTTTGATTTGGGGATATCAACCTATAACAGAAGAAGGAAACGAAGACAACACCAATTATATTGAGCCACATCCTTATATTATTAACACCGATAAAATTATTTATTTTAGTGAAGGAGAATCTTTTGTTTATAGAGGTGAACATTCAAGAGAACTTTACTCAGTAGATAAAATTCAATGGGCAAAGTGGGTAATGGATAAAAGAGGTGTATGGAGAATTGAAAAGTCTATCCCTAATTTAAGTGGGGAGGCGTGTTTTTTTAGGTTGGGAGGTTTAGTAGAATCGACAGAGGATTTAGGAACTGAATACCAAAGCAGATTAAAGGCGATGTTGCCCTGGTTAAATGTTGCAACGGTTGAATTTAGCGATTTACAAGCTGAGATAGTTATGCACATCCATAGTCAGCAATGGATTTATCAGAGTGAGGAGTGCAGCAGTTGTAATGGAAGCGGATTTCTTTTAAAAGACCAACAGAAAGTACCTTGCACAAATACAAAGTGCAAAGATGGATATGTTTCATTTAGCCCTTACGAACCATTAAGAGTAAGACCTGCCAAAACCAATATGGGTGAAACACCGGCACCAACTCCTCCAATGGGTTACATTCAAAAAGATACTGAAATAGCCAAATTGCAAGATGCAAGGATTGATAGACATAGAAACAGAGCATTGAGTGCTATTAATATGCAGTTTTTAGAGTTAGTTCCTGCTGCTGTTAGTGGAGTATCTAAGGCTTATGACCGAGATGAAACAAACAATACTTTCTATGCAATTGCTAAGGACTTAGGGAGAATAATTGAATTTAGTGCTTATTATGTTGCGGTGTGGAGGTATAACCAAATTTATAGCAACGACATTATAAAAATGATGTGTCCTATTGTTATTGTGCCTAATACATTTGACATCCTTAGTTCTGATTTTTTAGTACAAGAAATTAAAACCGCTAAAGATTCGGGATTAAATGATGCAGTGCTTTCTGAAATGGAAATAGAGTTTATAAAAAAGAGATTTCCTAACGATGTGAGGTTGCAACAAATAAAAATTGATGCAATGAAACTTGATCCTGCAAGTGGAAAGAGTGAAGAAGAAAAAGCATTAATGTTTGCATCAAATACAATGACCAAGCAAGACCAAATATTATCAACTTACATTTATGATTTTATAGAAAAAGCCTATGAGGAAGTTGCAAACTTTGGAATGAAAACAAGGGATGAAAAATTAAAGACTTTACAAGGCTATGCAGCAGTAAAACAAGCTGAAATTTCTGCAAAGAATAAAGTTGAAACAATTATAAGAGATAACATTGGCAACTAAAGGAGATAAAGAAATAAAAGCTATTTTAGAAGCGATTGACAAAGGGATAATTGACTTTCAAGAGGCAATCCCAAAGATTCAAGAACGTATCTACAATAAGCTATTATTATTCCAAAAAGAACTATCCGTACAGGGTGAAACAATAACCAACACCGTTAAGAATGTTAAGTTACTTGGTAGTTTAAAAAATGAGATTGAAACAATAATTTTAGACGATACCGATTACTTAGAAGCGGTTGCAAAGTTTAGTAAATTGTATGACTTAGTAACAAAGCTAAACAACAACTATTTTAAGGCAATAGAATCAAAATTTACTCCATCAAAAGTTATTGATGAAGTAAGGAAGCAATCAGTATCTTTAGTTATTGATGGACTTACGGAGGCAGGGTTGCAATCAAACTTTATTAATCCAGTAAGAGAAATAATAAATACCTATGTAACAACGGGAGGAAGCTACTCAAAGTTAAGCGGTGAACTTAACAACTACATAAACGGATATAGTTCAGATGCAGGGCCTATTGATGGCAGTTTTGTAAAGTTTACTAAACAGATAACAACCGATGCCTTAAACCAATACAATGCACAAGTAAATGAGATTACAAGTTTAGACTTAGGTTGGGAGTGGTATAGGTATGTAGGAAGCAACATCAAAACTACAAGAACATTTTGCGAGGCACTAACAAAAAAAGAATATTATCATAGGTCAGAGTTGGCACAAATAATAAAAGGAAACTTTGCTGAGTTTAAAGAGATGAAAGGTCAAATATACGATAAAACAGGATTGCCTCAAGGGATGTATGACGATACCAACACAAGCAACTTTCCTATTTATCGAGGCGGTTACAACTGCGGACATCAAGCGTATGCAATCCCGACATACTTAGTGCCTCAATCAATTAGAAAGTCAATTGGGAAAAATTAATTTGTACTTATAGATAATATCAATAACTTTGGCAAAACTTATAAATATAATTTATGACACAAACAAATGAGCCTACATTTATGAGGCTGAAAATTACAGACAAAGGAATAGTTAATTATGTTCCTTTAAACAAAACAAATCGTGACTTTTATTCTGAACACAAAAAGAAACTTTCTAACGAAAAAAGAGAAAAGTTTTTGATTGAAGAGGTAGAATTAAGTTTGCACGAAGCCGCAGAGTTAGGCATTTATGAAGCCCATGAAATTTTAAACCCACCTAAAAAGAAAGGTGCAGTAAGCCAACAATCAAATGATGTGATGGCTATGCTAATGAGCCAAAACCAAGCACTAATGGAACGCTTGGCAGTATTGGAAAGTAAGGAAACAACCAAAAAAGAAACCTTAAAAAAATAGTTATGAAATATCCAGTTCAAAAACCCAAAGGCGGCTGTAAAGGTTGCGGAAAATAATTACTAACCAATACAAAAAAACAATGATTATAACAGATTATTTTGTTCAATTATGCGAAAAAGCAGGGATTGATACCAAAGACACAGACTTGATTGATTTACTATCTAAATCTGATTTGTCAAAAATTCAAATATCGGATTCTTTGATTGAAAAGATTAACAAAAATGTATTGACTAAAGAAGAAGCAAAAAATTCTCCTGAGTTAAAAAAACATTTTTACGGAAATGCACTTGATCCAATAAATAAAAAAATTGCTGCCTTTTTTGATGAGTACGGATTTGACGATGGAATGAAAGCCGAAGTATTAGCCGACACATCTACTTATTCACAGTTTGAAAAGACCGTTAAAAAGATTGCTGAACTAAAAGAAAAGCAAAGTAATAGCGGAAACAAAGGCGAAAAAGCAGACTTAGAAAAAAAGATAAATGAGTTAGCGGCTGAACTTTCAAAGGTTGCAAAACAAAAGGAAGATGAAAAGATTGCAGCAGTAAACGAGGTTACTCAAAGGTATGAAAATCAATTTTTAGAAATGAATATTGATTCTATTATTGGGTCAAAAAACTTACCCGGACAATTTGCAAAAGAGATTGAAATAAAAATTGCAAAGGAATTTGTCAATAAAAAACTTGCTGAAAAGAATGCAGTTTTAAAAAATATTGAAGGAAAATTAAAACTTGTTTCAAAAGATAACGAAGATTTACTTATCTTTGACGCAGGGAAAGAAATTTCCTTCGATTCTCTCACAGAAATGGCTTTGGCCGAAAACAAATTTTTAAAAGTAAGTGGCGGAAATCCACCTACTAACAATGGTTTTAACCGAAACAACGGAGGCCAAAATCCTCCAAAACAGAACGCAGCTACAAATTTGGCCCTAAGCGAAATTGATATTGCTTTAGAAGGTTTCAAAGAGTAGTTTAATACTACAACAAAATGGCTTTAGGTTATTGCCCAGCGGTACTCCAACACATGAAATTCATCATAGGAGAAAACGCACCAGAACACAAAATAACTCCATCAGGTTTTCTAAAAGCAAACCTTGAGAAAGGAGCAAACGCAACACCAATTCAAGATTCACTTAGTTTAGCAAATACTGCTGGACACATCAAAGATTTGAGATTAAAATACTACAACAGAACAGTACCTTCTCAAATGGCAACTGCTGACAATTGTGATATTGACTTGGTTCAAGCATATTCAGAAATAACAATTGATACAACTTCAATAGTTAAATTTGGATTGCATTTTAACGATTCCACAATTGCAAAATATTGTGATGAAGCATCTCGTTCAGTAGCAATTGGTTCAGCACCAACTCCATTTATGGAAGAACACTTAGCTGGATTAATGGCCGCAATGAATGGATTTGTAAGCAAAATTGACCAAACATTGTTAGGTCAAGTAGTTTGGGGTACAAACGCTGTAACAGGAAACAATACTGCGGTATCAGTAAACTTTAATGACGATTCAACAGTTAATCTTTTCACAGAAGGTTACACTAAATTGTTGAATGATTACGCTTTCAATGAAGGACAAGGAACTCCAATTGTTGTTGGTAGTGGTTTGATAAATGCAGCAATGATTCAATCAAAAATTCCTGCATTAACTCAATACTCTCCATTAAACAATGGTGCAGGTGCTAATCAATTTGATTACTACCACGACATCAATGCAGCTTCATCTTTTGGAACAAATCAATTTGGTGTATTTATGCCGGGTACATTTGGTATGGTTGAATTAGATAGATACAGAGGTTTTAGAGCTAAGAAATTAGGTACTTCAACATTCTGGAATATGGCTATTCCATTAAATATGCCGGGTGCTGATGGTATTCTTCCATTAATGTACATTGACTTTCAATTGAAAGAATTGGATTGCCCACAAGAATCAACAGTTGGTTACGAAACAGTAACACTTGATGCAGGTTATTCATTAATTATGTCTAAGAGATTTGCTTTATGGCAAGTGCCTTCAAATGCTTTCCAAGCGTCAGACAGATTAACTGGTAACAATGGTGCATTACGTTACACAGCAGCTAATTCTTAATCTCTATGAGCTGCTTTGATGGTTTAATAAATCTAAAAGGATGCTCAGTTACTGAAACTCCGGGTAGTGTTTATTCTTTGAATAGCCTACCCGGTATTTCACTAAAAGCATTTGAGGATGTTGCGAATAGTGAACAAGGCACTTATTTAGGTGTTTGGGATAATGTAAATGAAAGGGCAGAAGCAGCGATAAAAAATAATATTATTTCTTATTTATCTACAAGGTATAAGCTAAGGAGAGTAATAAGAACGGTTGACATATCCGATATAAATAATACTTCAATTGTTGCAGATTCTTTGTTTAAAGGGATTTTAATTAATTTAAGTTGGAGCAATACAGAAAATTGGAGGTTAAGCCCTTTTCAAAATATATCAATTCAATCTGTAAGATATTACAAGGTTGGAGGAACAGCAGAAACAACTCAAAATATTGTTTTCTTTAACTACTTGACAAAAGAAGTTTTATTTACAAAAACAATTGATGTTACTGCAATGACTACGGGATGGAATAATGTTCCAATCAACAAGACATTTGATGTTGCACAATTAGGAATAGGATTTAGGCAAGTTGCTAATTCACTAAGTTATTTGAGCAATGATTCCAATGGACTTTATGCAGAGGCTTGTGATTATTGTTATAGTTCAGAATGTGGGCAGATAAATGGATTTGTAAGCACAGATGACAAGGTAAGTGGCACATTAACTTACAACAATTTAATTGTAGGTTTACAAGCAGTAATTACGGTTGGATGTTCATTTGATGCAGCGGCTTGTAACAATAAACTTTTATTTGCAGAAGCATTTTGGTATTTGTTGGGTGTTGAATTTATGGTTGAAAGGCAATATTCTGAAAGGGTAAACTTTATGACAACCGTTTTAAAGGAGGAAGCAACAGAATTACAAGCATTGTATCAAACGAGATACGAAGAAGCGTTTAAAAATGCTTTAAGTGGCTTACAATTCGATTGTGATGGGTGCTTACAATGTGATAACCAAATTCAATTTTTTCCACAACTACCATAAATGGAAATAACATCAAATCTTACTTCTGTAATTGGCGAAATTTTGGGCAAGTTTGAACAACTTGCAAATCCTCAAACGGTATCGAGGGCGGTAGCAACTGCCTTAATGCCTGAAATGAGAAAAAGGATTCACGTTGATGGCAAAAATTCAAAAGATAGTCAGATAGGTGTTTACTCTAATTCTTATTTAAAGTTAAGACAAAAAAAATACAATAGAACAGCGGATTCAGATGTAGTAATTTCACTAACAAGGCAGTTAGAAAATAGCTATGTTTTAGGCGGCACACAAACATCTTATAACATCTCTTTTTCTACTCCATTGTCATTTGACAAAGCTACTTGGATGGAAGAAAAGTATGGTAAAATTTGGGATTTGACAATCAAAGAACAAGACATTGCTCAGATAGTAGCAAACGAAGAAACTAAATTAATAATGCAATGAATTTAGCTAATTTAATTGACTTAATAGATACAAAAATACTTGCAGTAATGGAGGACATATCCACGTTACAGCCTATTAAAGCATTTGGATTAACTGAATTGTATTATAGTGGTGAAGAATATTATCCTGGCAAAGTTGAAGGAGGACAAATAATTGAAGTTGCTTTAAAAGACAACTTTAATCTTAGTTGGTATTCAAGAAATACCACAGGCACATACAACACAATAGAAAATAATTATGGCAATAAACAAAACAAAGTTGAAGAAATTACAGATGTTAAGTTAGTTGCCTATACAAATAGAATTAAAACAGGATTTTCTCTTGAAACAATTAAGGATATATTTATAAGTGCAATTCCAAGCGTATTATCAAAATCAGAGTGTGAGAGCAATGAGATTGATAGTTGCCAAATTGAACTGATATCACACGAATTAGATACAACCAAGATTTATAAAGATGAAATCAAAAGCAACGCCAAGGTGAGAGTTGGTGTTGAATATGGATTGATTGCAATCCGATATAATATCAAAGCCACCTATCGCAGAGGGTGTCGTGTTATTTGCGAATGTTAATTTAAAAAAATGGCTTATTATCCATCAAATTGCGATGAAAATATTCAAGAGCATAGTTGTGGTGGTTGTGGTGTAGAGTTAGCTCGTGTAAGAAGAGCAGCTTTCATCAATAAAACATACTACCCAACATTAATTGCTGATGCTGAAAATCCAGCAGTATGGAACGCAGGAATAGCGAGTGGTGCAATCATTGTAATACCTGAAACACAAGGTGAGTACGATGGCGGAGCTCCACAAATGGGGCAAGGTTATGGCGATTCAGAGGAAACTCTAAACGCTTACTTGTTTACTGCTATGATTAAAGATCCAAACTATGCAGGAAATAGAAATTTTTACAATTCTATCAAAGGAAGTAGAAATTTTCATTTTGCTTATGCTTCAGAAACTATTTTGAGAATATCAGATGAACCTGTTACAATTATACCAACCAATCCAATTGCTAACGATTTAAAGCAAGAAGTTGTGTGGGATGTTCAAGTTAAATGGACATCAGATAATTTTTCTGACGAGTTTGATACTCCAGATGTTTTTACTTGTTATGTTCCGTAAATTAAAGGGGTATTTATTTACCCCTTTTTTTAATTAAATTAATATGTACTATCCATCAAATTGCAATGAAATATCTACTCACGATTGCGAGAGTTGTGAGGTTGAATTAGGCAGAGTAAGGTCAGTTGCATTTGTGCATAGGAGTTATTATTCTACATTGATTGCTGACATTGAAAATGTAAATGTATGGGTAGATGGCAGGGATGACAATAAGATATTTGTTTATCCATTTGTAAATGGAGAGTTTAGTGGAGGTGCAGCAATTACTGGAAGAGGATTTGCTAAGGCAGAAGAAACATTGATGGCTTATAACTTTAGTTTGGATTTTTTTATACCAAATTATGAGGGCAATGTAGCACATTGGAACGCTTTGAGAGGTTCAAGAAATTACTATGTAATCTTTTGCACTGAAACAAAGATGCACGTAACAAATAGAGTTTGTACGATAGTTCCAAAGAATGAAATTAAAAACGATTTAAAGCAGGAGGTTATTTGGAGTTGCTCAAGCAAGTGGACTTCTGATAACTTTCCGACAATATACGAGATTGCGGATGGTATATTTGAGTGTGTATCAGTTCCACCAATCACAGAGGGAATAGGAGTTATGATAATAGAAAGTACATTTATAGTAGGATAAAAAAATAAATATGGCACAACAAAATAGAAGTACAATAAAAACATTTTTTGAAACGGGAGATATTCCAACTCAGGCACAATTTGGAGATTCATTCGATAGTCAAGTATTTTGGGTTGACGATGTAGAAACTACATTAGGCACAACAGATACAAAAGTACCAACAAGCAAGGCGGTAAATGATACGATTGTCTACACCAAAGATTCAAACGCAAATATATTCTACAAGGGTGTTACTGCCACGCTTGGGGCGGGTAGTGTAAGGAATATTTTTCAAGCAAGGGCAACGACAAATGTATTAGGAGTTTCTTGTAACCATAATAATTTTGAGCAAGATGCAAGTGGTTTTACATTTGGAGATAATTTAAGGAATGTAACAATTAAAAGTGGTTCAGTAGGTGCTAATTATACTGCGGGAGGATATTCTTTTTTATACGCCAAAGATTATCCTTCTGAAATATTCAGAAATGCAGAAAACACAGCGAACTACCATAGATACTACGACCCGACAAACGATAGGATTGTATTAACCAACCTTACAACATTAGCAGTCAGTTCTATTGGAGGTAATGCAGGAACGGTTACCTCAGTAAATGCAGGAACAAACATATCAGTAACAGGCACAGCAGCAGCACCTATTATTAATTCATTATCGGATAGATATAAGACCACATCACTATCAAGTGTTTTAATAGGCAATGGAAGCAAGACATTTACCGTTGATGCTAACTTATCTTACATTCCTTTACAAGAAGTATTGATAGTTTATGACCCAAGTAACCACATGCACGGTGAAGTTACGAGCTATAACTCTACGACTGGTCAACTTATTGTTGACGTTCAACATCACACAGGAGGCGGAACATTTGCAAGTTGGGTTATAAATTTAGATGGAACGCCAGTTGATGCAATAACAGGAGCAGGCACACTTAATAGATTGGCATACTTTACCGCAGCACAAGTAATTGACGATGTTGCAGCAATAACCGCAGCAAGGGCATTGAAGTCAGATGCCAACGGATTGCCTATTCATTTTGACACAGCAACAGAGCCAAGTTTAACAGAATTATCTTATGTTAAAGGCGTTACTTCTGCAATTCAAACGCAATTGAATGCTAAAAGAAAAACACTTCAATCAACAGGTTTAGGAACCGCAGTAACAGGAACAACCTCAAATACATTTTGTAAGGCAATGTTAGTACCTGCCAATACATTTGTGGTTGGTGATGTTCCAATGCTTACCACAAGAATTATAAAAGGAACAAGTGGCTTAGGAACGATTACAGCAAGGGTTTATGTAAACACAGTAGCAAATATTTCGGGTTCACCTATATTATTGGCTACTACTCCTGCACAAATAGCAAGTACCCGTTCTTTTGCTACAATGAGAAACATCTCTATTGAATCTGCAACAGAAAGCATAGTTACTTCGGCAACAACAGCCAATTCAATTGAAGAAGCGGTTACAGCGGTAGCAGAAACAACAATGAATATAGATTGGACAATAGACCAATACATAGTAGTTTCAATTCAATTAGGTTCAAGTTCAGACAATGGTAATTGTAGATACATAATGATTAATTAATTTAGATATGAAAATAAATAATTTAGAAGTAACAAGTAATTTTTTTGAGCAAGTAGATGAAATATCTGTGCATTGTGAATTGGGAGGTTGTATAAGGCTTGTACATATTGTAGATACTGATTTTGAAACAATGGAAGATTTAAAAAAGCAAATTGAAATTTTGACTTTCGATTAATTAATTATATTTGTCAAAAAAAACTATGAAAACTTGGAGAACATATCAGTGGGAAATATTAATAGCGATATTGTTAATATTTGCAATCAACTTAGTTATAACTAAGGATGCCTTTGGAATTACAGCTTTACTAATAGCATTTGCATTAGTGATACATTTTTTTGCAATGGTATTATACGCTATAATTAATGATTAGCCACATCTACATACTTGTAATGTTTTCAGCGATTGCAAAGGCAGCGATGGACAAACTTAACTTTCATTTTTACGAAAGTATATTTTCAAAGTTAAGCCATAGATTTTGGAATAGTGAATATAGTTGGCAAAACAAATGGCGGGATGGAAAGCCTGAGTTAGGCGAAGATTATCCATTTAGTTCTACCTTGTTTGTTTTTCTTACCGATGGATGGCACTTGATGCAATTCATATTTTTAAACACACTTTTTTTAGCGTTATTTTTTGTTTCCTTGCAAGATTTTAGTCTTAGGGAGGCAATCGTACATCTTATATTATTAAGAGCCTTATTTGGGGCTACATTTGAATTACATTTTAAATACATTTTTACTCTTAGATTATGATTACATCCTCAATAGCATTTGGTATTGTTACCTTAATTTTAGGAGTTACTTTTGGCTTAGTAAAAATAATTTACGACATCATAATTAGGAGGGTTGAAAAACTTGAACAAAATGGATTAATAATTCACGATAAAGTTAAGGAGTTGGAAGCGTTTAACACTTACAAGATTGACCAACTAATCAAAGATTTTGCAGAGTTTAAAGCAGTTGTTACACAAAAATTACACAATGATGCCGGGTTTATTAGCGACACGAAAAATGCTATCAAAAGGATGGAGCCGATTATGCAACACTTTGAAAAAATTCAAGACGAACATGAAGAAATGAAATTAACAATAAAACAATTAACAAAACAACTATGAAAATTGAACCAAGAAACTACACACAAGGGCCACAGGCAATCTACAAAAACGGAACTTATAGAGTAATTGCCAACTATCCCGAAAAGAGGGAAGCAAAGCTAATATTAAATGGAGTTACAAAAAATATTTCTTACGATGAATTATTTGAAGTGATAACAGAGAGTGAGGCAAATTTGAGGATGTTGGAGGAAGAGGCAAAACAAATGAATGCAAAAACTAATTTATGAAAATAAGCCTAATTTTAGAGAGAGAAGTTTACACTGACAAATCAACAATTGGTAAACTTTACTACAAAGATTTGCAAGTTATTTATCCTAAATTTATTTGCTATACTTTGGAAGATACTTGCAGAGATTGGAATAGAGATGGCGATTTAGACGATAAGGGAGAAGCAAAAGTATTTGGAGAAACTGCAATACCAAGCGGAACGTATGAAATGGAGTTTAGGTATTCACCAGGATTTAAAATAAACACACCACATTTATTGAATGTAAAAGATTATAAATACATTTTAATTCATCCCGGCAATGGTCCTAAAGATAGCAAGGGTTGTATTTTGGTAGGCAAAAATCAATCTAAGGATTGGATTTCAGAAAGCAGGTTAGCGTTTAAAGAATTGATGTTTTTGCTAAAGAAATACAGCGAAATGGAAATTACAATAGTTGATAAAAAAATAATCCCATTAGCATAATGTGGCGAACATTTATTAAAAATATTTCGTTAAATACTTTAAGAGATTTTTACAGAACTTTTAGCAGTGAAAAAAGTTTCCTTAGTAGCAAAAAAATTGAGCGTAGCTTGTTTGTTACTACCATTCTTGCTATGTATTGGACTTTCTTTATTTTGGTGGTGCTTAAAGCAAGTATTACGGATTTTATTTTATTTATTTCGCCTTTATTTATTGCAGCAGGATTTAATTTACTTCAATCAGAAAAAAACAAAAAACAAGATAATCCACCAAATGAAAACTTATGAAATTCAAAGAAAAAATTTTAGGTGTATTAGCAAAAAAACCGAATCTATCACCGGGAGAAGTAGCTAATGAGTTAGGAGTTTATTGGACATCTAACAGAGATGAATACAATCAAATCCGATGTGCTGCAAAAAGATACTGCAATCAAAGTAGTTCGGGAAAGCCGAACAACCAACAAAAACAAGTTGAGAGTTTTGTAAAGGAAATTAAAAAAGAAGTTGACAATCAAAATGAGTTTTTATCGTTAGCTGAAAATGTTACAGGTAAACAACGCAATACATACGGACTTCCTAACAGTTTAGAAACACATTACGAGGCATACAAGCTACCAAAAGAGTGCAACGACATCTTATTTATTAATGATATTCATTTGCCCTATTATTCGTTAACGGCTTTAAATATTGCTTTGAAGTATGGGTTTGAAAAAAAGGTAAATACAATTTTTATTAATGGGGATTTGATTGATTTTTATGCAATATCAAGATTTCAGAAAGATCCACGCAAAAGAGATTTAGGCACTGAAATAAAAACTACAAGAGATTTTTTAAGCATTCTTAGGAAGATATTTCCACTTGCAAAAATATTCTACAAATTAGGAAACCACGATGTGAGATGGGAACATTATTTGATTGAAAAAGCACCAGACTTATTAGGATTGAGTGAATTTAATTTAGAATCAATCTTAAAGTTAGCAGACCACGATATAACAATGATACCCGATAAGCAGATAGTTCACATAGGCAAGTTGACTGCTTTGCACGGACACGAATTAGGCACAAGTATAATGTCCCCAGTCAACATTGCAAGAGGGTTGTATTTAAAAGCTAAGGATAATGCTATTTGTGGCCACCATCACCAATCAAGTGAACACACAGAGCCTAATATTAACGGTAAGGTAGTAACTTGTTGGAGTGTTGCTTGTTTGAGTGAATTGCACCCAGACTATGCACCGATTAATAAATATACTCACGGATTTGCCCACATTAGAGTTGTGGATGAGGAGGGAAACTTTGAAGTAACTAACCTTAGAATTATCAATGGTAAAATTAGATAGTTATGGCGGTAACAACAAAATCAAGAAAGCCAAAAGAAAAAGCAGAGGCAGAGATTATTCCTATTGATGAATTTAGGGAGTGGGTAGTTGTGCTTAGCAATTTATTGGAATCGCAAAAAGTAAATTTAGAAAGAACAGTATTTGCATCTGAGCCATTTATGGAAAGTCCATTTACGAATGAAGAAATGCAAAGAATAAAAAATAAAATATTTATATTGTCAAGTTGGATAAAGGATTGATGAAAACAACATTAATAACAGAGTTTGAAAGTCAAGAGCATTTATTTGAACATTTGCAATATATTGACAAGGCTAATTTAGGATTTCAAACTGAGCATAACTTGATAACTGAATTAAATTGGTTTTATGAGGCCAAGCCAAAAGCAACACCAAGTCAAACAATAAAATTTATACAAGAATTTATAAATAAAAACTTATGAAAAAATTAATCCTGGTCCTACTGATAGCAACAACGATTAGTTGCAATGTCATCAAGAATTTACGCAAAGAAAAATCTAAGGAAGAAACTAAAACTGAGCAAGAAGTAAAAGTTGATTCAGTTGCTGAGGTCGAAAGTGAAAAAGAAATAATATCAACTTTCACCACCGATACGAAAACAGAATTTTTCGATTTAAGCGAGGTTACAATCTTTGAGGTTATGAATGATAGTGGAGTGGTAAAAGAACGCACCACAACGACAAAAACCAAAGTAAAAACAAATAAGGTTGAAAAAGGTCAAGGGAATACATTAGTTGCAATAAAAGAGCAAAATAAGGTTGAAAAAAATACCTTAATTGAACAAAAAAGCAAAAATAAGAGTATTGAGGTAAAAAAAGTTAGAAAAGTAGAAAAGACTTCATTGCCTAATTGGTTGTGGTGGTTATTAATCATTACAGGAGTAGCGTTTACCCTTGTTGCAATTTGGAAGGTAAAAAAAAATAATTTTACCCAATTTTTTAAATAAATGGCTAATAAACTGACAGATTCAGTTGGACTGCTATTTAGCCTCAATTAACTTGGGGCTTTTTTATTTAAAAATAATTCCTACATTTGTGCAATTAGTTTTCATAGACTGGTAATTGATTGTTCGGAAAGCCCACTTTAATAGGTGGGTTTTTTCGTTTCTATAAAATTAATTTGTTTGAATATCAGTTAATTAAAAATAATTTTGTTTATATTAATATATTTGTATATTTTTGCAATCAACAAACAAAAACTAATATGAAAAAACTAAATCAAATTACAGACTACCTAAACAACTTACTATTGAAGTATGAATGGTGTACATCTCACCGAGATAGATACTCAATTCAAGAGCCAAAGCAAGAAGAAAAAAAGATTAAAATTTGGCAAACAACTCACAACGGAATAACCACCAAACACAATTAATATGTCCAAGAAAAAAATACAATTTGTAATTAGTCCATTGCAATCAGCATTTGTGAACTCAATTATCTACAAGGCAACAGAGCCAAGCAGTAGCCTGAAAAAAGGAGAAGCATTTGGCAAGATATTTATAGAAAGCCATCCTGAGTTCAAATCGTTCAAAAAGAAAAATGCTGACAAAGAATTGGATGGAGAGTAAATCATTCATTAACTATGATTATAGCCTTTAATGTATGATAAGTCAATCTGATAACGTTTTGGCGGTTGGCGCAGTGCGAATTATTAACGATAAACTTAAATAGAATGCAAGCAATAGAATTTTTAAAAAACAAAGGAATAACAAAAGCGACTTGTTACACTAATAGTAGTAAAACATACTACGTTAACGAACTTGCTGAATTAATGGAAGAGTACGCAGCATTGCGCCAACCGCTTGTTATAAGTTCGTTTTGCAAATGTAAAGGAGGTGCAGTTGGCAGAACCGTAACAGCCGATTTTGAACATCAAATTTGTGATAAGTGCGGAAACATTGCAAAATGACTTATAACGGTTTCGGGCTTGGCGAAGTGGCTTTTAGCGTTGGCTTGTGTGTCGGAAAGCCATTTTGCCAAACCCGTGTTATATGAAGTGCCGAATTATTTACGATAAAGCCAAATTGGAACACTAAACAGAAAAACAAAAAGAAAAAAAGCGATGGCAATGAAAATTAAAGAATTAAAAAGACTTATTGAAAATGCACCTGATGATGCTACGTTTTCAATAATGAGTTTTGCAAGTGGGTATGAAATGGAGTTTTTATTCCCCAAAAGAGGCTTACTAATTGACAGCCCAAATGGTCAAATATTTACAATTAATCAAATGGGTACTCATTGGAGCAAAGAATGGGAGAAAGAAAATTACAAGATAATTGGATGGATTGAAAAAGATATTGATAACAAACTTAAATTTATAAAAGATGGAAACAAATAACGAATTAAAAACACCTACACAACACATGATGATATGGGTGTTGCAAAACTTTGAAAAGGAGTTAGAAAACGATATTGATAAAGACAAGTCGCTTGATGAAATATTTGACGAAACACTAACTTTTGAGCAACGAAAAATGAAAGAGTTTTTTATAGCTGGAATATTTAAAGGTAAACAGAATATAGATTTTGACTTAGATGTAGAATTTAAAAAGTTTTACTCAAAATTATTCCCCGAAGAATAAAATTACATAAATAAAAAATATCAAAAATGAAAGCAAGCGAATTAAGAATTGGAAATTTGGTTTATGTTAGTGATAATGAAACTAATATAATATTTAAACAAATTACTCCAATAAACATACATAATTTAATGCACTTAACAGGATGGGATAAATCTCCTATCGATATTGAATTTGAACCCATACCATTAACAGAAGAATGGTTATTAAAATTGGCATTTAAAAAAGATGGAACAAACGCTATTTTTTGGACTTTAAACAATGTTGATGTTTGGCAATTAAATGGGGTATATGCGAATGATTTAGATTTACCTATTCAATACATTCATCAATTACAAAACTTATACTTTGCATTAACTGGTAAAGAATTAGACTATGAAGAAGAATTTTAAAAGTGCGGTGGCTTTTTTCTTTTTGTTTTTTCTTTACGGAACTTCAATTGGAAACGGTCAGCAAGGCATTTCATATAACTACTCAATTAGTAGTATTAATTATTAATCAATAACTTATGAATAAAGATGTAACCGAAAAGTTACAAGTATTTAAGCAATGTAACGAAATAGTTACATTATTAATTAAGGAACGTAAAGAGTCTAAATTCTCTCAAGAGTTTATGGCTGACTGGCTTGGAGTAAGCAGAAAGAAACTGAACGAATTTGAACAAGGAAAAATTGACTTTTTTTTAATGTGCCATTACGCTGACAAATTAAGCATAGACATACAATTAACAATGAATTACTAACAATCAAAAAATAAAACAATGCAAAAAGCAGGAAGAAAACTAAAAGAAAAAAGAGAGTACAACATTATCGAGGGTGAAATCCGAGAATATTTAGATTACCTTTTGGATTCCATTGGAACGGATTTTGAAACTATTTTTGTGAACAAAAGTAGGCTCAGACAAATCGTAATGAAGCGACAAGTTATAGGCTACATGGCTTATTTTAAGTTTAAGGATTATATTAGCTTAGATATGTATGGCTCACTAATCGGCAAAGACCACGCTACAATTATCCATTATGGCAAGATGTACGACAAGGCAATGGATGGCTATTTGCCTGAGAACAAAGCCTTGATTGATGCTTTAGCAGTTGCCTTTGAGCATAATTGGGAGGGTGGAAAAGTTAGATTTGGTTACAAGGGATTTATAATACATAAAACAATTTTGGGCCAATATTTAATCACAACTGACGATGGCGAAAAGTTGCCATTCCTTAGCAATAAATGTTTAGAGGCAGAAACATTTATCAATGGGATAGTATATTGGCAGGAGAGATTAGAAAGTATGCTGGTAAGTGCTTAACTATGGCAAAAAGTAAGATATGTAATTGTGGTTGCGGTACTGAGTTTATACCTACTAAATTAGGGCAAAAACAAGTCAATCAATCGCATTACATAACTTGGTTGATACATACACCAGAGGGGCAAAAAAAACAAGCTGAGGCCAAAGAAAAGGCAAAGAAGATAATTGCCAAAGCAGAAAAGAAAAAGGATAAGGATCAGCGAGAAAAACTCAAAACATTATCAGACTATGAAAGTGATGCAAAAAAATCATTTCAAAAATTTATTAGGCTTAGGGATGCAGAATTGCCTTGCATAAGTTGTGGCACTACAAGAGATGTTCAATATGCAGGTGGCCATTACTTTGAGGCAGGAAAATACTCAGCATTGATGTTTGATGAACGTAATTGCCATAAGCAGTGTAATAAGTATTGTAATATGGGAAAGTCAGGCAATTTGCTTGAATATCGGAAGGGATTGATTAAAAGATTTGGGATTGCTTTTGTGGATCAGTTGGAAAGTGAAAGCGATGGCAAACGAGATTACAAATATACGAGGGAGGAACTTATTGAAATCAAAAAAAAGTACGATTTATTGAATAAAAAATTAGGCTAACTAAAATTAATTAGCCTCATTAACAATTATTTACAATTTATTTTTATTCATAGTATTGATATATTAATATATTTATATACTTTTGTACTCAACAATTAACAATTAAAAAAAACCAATATGACAACTTACACAATTTACAACTTACAATTCGGGAAAAACACATGGTCAGTAATGATAGGTAAAACTTACATAGTAGTTACTAAAACTTCATTACCAAGACACATGCAATTTGGCAAAACATTTAAAAATTGGTCAGATGTTGAATCTAACTATAAAGATTCTAATTTAAAAACATCGTTTTTATTAATTCAAAGTGGATTAATTCAGCCCACACAAACTTTAGAAATATAAATAAAAAGGGGAGCAGCATCCAACCAACTGCATTAACAATCAAAAACAACAACTATGAACACATTAGAAAAAACACAAACACAAACAACAATCGACCCTTATTTGCCATTGGTAACAATTGCTCAGGTAGCAATGTTCAGACAGGCACGAGTTATGAACGGCTTTCATTTTCCCGACAATCAGCATGTAGATTTTTGGGTAAAAGATGGCATATTAACATTTGAGTACATTGATAGGATTGACAGACTTACTCAATTTGATGGTGAACCAATCGAGGAAGATAGACATTCATACATGACTATTAATTTACTTGAGAATGCAAGGATTGAGCAACTATACGACAAGTTGCAGCAAGTATTTGAAGTCATTGAAGAACACGAAGTATATTACAACACACGTAAATAATCACAAAAAAAAACAAAATGGAATTAAAAGGAACAATTGTAAAAATCGGAGATATAGAGTATATCTCCGATAAATTCTCAAAAAGAGAAATTGTAATCGAAACATCTGGCGAATATCCTCAAAAGATAAGCTGCCAAGTATCTAACAAAACTATTGATTTGTTTAATAGCAAATCAGCAGGTGAAGAAGTAACTGCCCACATCAACATTAGAGGTCGTGAACACAAAGAAAAGTATTACAACACTATTGAAATTTGGAAAATCAACTAACAACGAAAACAACTATGAAACTAATCGCAACCGCCTTATTAAAGGCTCAAAAAGAAATGGGAACAGCTAAAAAAGATGCTAAAAATCCATTTTTCCGCTCTACCTACGCTGACCTTAACTCTATCCGGGAAGCGTGTATGCCACACCTTAACGACAATGGTATTGTGGTACTTCAGCCAACTGCCTTTATTGATGGCAAAAACTTTATTAAAACAATCCTTTTGCACGAAAGTGGAGAAAGTATCGAAGCACTAACTGAAATCATTTACAGCAAACAAAACGATGCTCAATCGCAAGGCTCAGGGATAACCTATGCAAGAAGATACGGTTTGCAATCTTTGGTAAATGTTGGAGCAGAAGATGACGATGGCAACAAAGCAAGTAATCCAACACCGCAACCTGCACAAGCTGAAAAGGCATGGTTAAATAAAGATAGTGAACAATTTGCAAAGGCAAAGGAATGGTTGCAAGGTGATGGCACAATTGATAAAATCAAAGCCAAATATCGTTTATCAAAAGAAGTAGAAACCCTTTTAACAACTTTGTAAAATGAGCAACTTAAATATTTATAAAATCGAAAAAGAGTATTTAGAACTTGCAAATCAACTAATCGAATCGGGAGGAGAATGTTCTCCCGAACTTGAATTGCAACTTACAATCAACCAGGAGCAACTCGAACAAAAAGCAAGGGGCTATGGATTTGTAGTTAAGCAAATGGAAAGCGATGTATCAATTATAGATGCCGAAATTAAGCGATTAGGAGAACTTAAAAAGGCGAGGCTAAAAACCATTGAGAGATTAGAAACAACTGTAAGTAATGCAATGCAATTGTATCAGATTAACAAGTTAGAAACTCCTACCTTAAAAATATCTTTTCGCAAATCAGAATCAGTTGAAATTGATAATGAGGCTGATATTCCTGCACAATTCTTAAAGGAAAAAACAACTTATACAATTGATAAAACAGCCATTAAAGAAGCCATCAAGAAAGGCGAAGTAGTTATCGGTGCAAGGTTGCAAGTAAATCAAAACATTCAAATAAAGTAATGAAATCAACTTTTTTCAGCACCGTTAAAGATGGCAAGTTGCAAAAAAACACAACTCAAAATATCCTCCAAGAATTAAAACACTTGGAGGGTAAAAGAGTGGTTATCACAATTGAAAAACAAAGAAGTTCAAGAAGTTTGCAGCAGAATAAACTCTATTGGGTTTATATCGACATTTTAAGCAAAGAATTAGGCCATAGCAAGGATGAAATGCACGAACTTGTAAAATATAAGTTTTTGAAATTAAAACGCTTTATAAGTGTTGTAAATGGCAAATCAGTAATCTTAGCTTTGGAGGATGGAATCTATGTTGATGTTAGCACTGGCGAAATTCACGACATTGAAAAAGTTGAACCTTATGACAAGATTGGATCAACTGCTACCTTAACCAAATCAGAATTTATTGATTTTGTAGATAACCTAATTACTTGGGCCAAAGACTTTCTTGGAATAACACTACCTAATCCCGAAGAACAACAAACAATTAATTATTAATTATGGAAAACTACCCACAAAAATTTATTGATTATCACGCCAAATATCCAAAGGTTTACGAGTATTACAAAGAAGTAATTGCTCAATTAATAAACAGAGGATTTAAAAAGTATTCATCCGATGGAGTATTGCACATTGTGAGGTTCACTAAGCACGATGAAATCAAAAAGGATGGATTTAAGGTAAACAACAATTATACTCCTTACTATGCGAGGTTGTACGAGGCTGAACATCCTGAGTTGAAGGGATTTTTTGCAAAAAGAAAAGTTAAACAAATAAACTAAAAACAATTACTAACAATTAAAACAAAAAAAATGAACAACAATCAAAATCAACCTAACCAAGTTCACACAACAACAGATTACTTTTTGTTTAAGTCAATTGATGGCAACAGAAATAAAAATTTAATCCACATTAACAGACTAAAAAAGTCAATGAGTGAAAACTATTTATTTACGATAATCATTGTAAATGAAAAGTATGAAATTATTGATGGGCAACACCGATTTGATGTTATCCAAGAATTGAAATTGCCATTGCATTATGTAATATGCAAAGGTTACGGATTATCTCAAGTACACATTCTTAACCAAAATTCTAAGACTTGGAATATGGATGATTATTTGGAGGGATATTGTTCTTTAGGTTATGCCGATTACATTAAATATAAGGCATTTAAAGAAGATTATAACATTGGACACAACGAAACATTAACATTGCTTTGCGGAGTATCTAAAGGCGGTAAAAATGAAGAATTTTTCAATGGTACATTTAAGATAAAAAACCTTGCAGAAGCCAAAAAAAACATAGAAAAAATAGCTTTAGTATCGCCATATTATAATGGATGGAAAAGAAGAGGATTTGTTTTTGCTATGCTGGGAATGTTTAAAAACAAAAGTTTTGATATGAATGAGTTTATTCAGAAATTAAAACAACAACCTACTTCATTAAAGGATTGCCCTACTACTTCTGCATACATTGTTTTAATTGAAGAAATATTTAATTATAGAAGAAGAGAGAAAATTAATTTGCGTTACTAAAAAATAATCCGTAATCTTGCAAAACCGTTCTTAAAATTTAGAAGTTATATCATTGATTCCGCCAATGATTCATACATAACACAATCGTACCCTCAAGGGGTTGGAAGCCGAGTAATCGGGCGGAACTTTCAACAACTTGGGGGTATTTTTTTTAATAAATTATGGAAGTAATATTAAATATTAAAGAAAATAATTATTGTTTACTTATAGACGAAAATGATTATTTTTTAATACAAAATAAAAAGGTTGGAGTGCTTAGAACTAGATTAAATAATTATGCTTATTGCATGATAGATGGGAAGCTGTCTTTGGTTCATAGACTTATAATGGGATTAGAAAAAGGAGATAAAAAAATGGTTGATCATATTGATGGTAATGGATTAAATAACAAAAGAAATAATTTAAGAATTGCAACACATTCTGAAAATGGAGCAAACAAAAGTTCAATTCCTAATACTTCATCAAAATATAAAGGGGTATATTGGGAAAAAAGAAAAAATAAGTGGCAATCTCAAATAACATTTAACAATAGAACTAAAAGTTTAGGAAGATATAACAGCGAAAAAGATGCTGCATTGGCATACAATAAAGCTGCATTAAAACAATTTGGAGAATTTGCAAAACTAAATAATATAGAATAATTATGAATTACATATCCCAAATTAATGGATTTTGGAAAATTGCTGAGGATAAACAATTTTCATCAAGTGAAATAGCGACATATTTTGCTCTATTAAATTACTGCAATAATCTTAACTGGTTAAATCCTTTTGTGTGCCATTTTGAATATGTTTGTCAAACTGCAAGTATTTCAAAAAATACTTTTTATGCTTGTATGGAAACACTCCATAATGAAAAGTTAATTGAATATACTAAGGGGATAAAAAACTCAAAAAAACCTAAAGTTTTTATTCTTAATTTAGAGAATAAAACTAAGAATAAAACAGGAACAAAACTAAGAACAGAAGAGGAACAGAACAAAGAACAGAAAGGGAACTTAAATAAACTATTAAACAATGAAACTAATAAACCAATAAACAATATACAAGAGCGAAAATTAAAATTTTATTCCTCCCTCCAACCTTTTTTAAATAAATATGGTAAGGACCTACTAAATAACTTTTACAAGTATTGGACCGAAGAAAACAAGTCAGGAACTAAATTTAAACAAGAACTTGAACAAACTTGGAATTTAGAAAGAAGATTAGAAACTTGGTCCGCAAATGAATTAAAGTTTGCTGGTGCCCAAAATAAACCTGCAGAAGTAAAAACAACCTCACTAAGTTTTGCAACTACAAAAAAATGAAAAAACAAAATACAGATTTAGAATTAGGCAAATTGCCTCCACAAAATATCGAAGCAGAAGAATTTGTTATTGGTGCCATATTGGTCCAACCCCAAACATTAGATTTAAGTCTTGATATATTTTCACCCGATATATTTTACAAGGACCAATCTAAAAAAATTGCTAAGGCAATAATCGAATTAAAAAACAACAATATAAACATTGACTTAATATCAGTAAGCCAAAAACTAAAACAGATTGGTAAATTAGATATTATTGGAGGTGCTTATTACTTGGTCCAACTTACCGAAAAGATAGGACACGTTACGGACCAAATACTTAGAGAAAAGATACAAGCAGTTTTTGAGGTTGCCTTAAAAAGAAACTTGATAAACGTTTCAAGTAACTTATTGCAGAAATCTTATTCAGATGAAACAGATGTATTTGAAGTTATAGATGAATTTGAGCAAGAAGTCAATAAAGCTGCCAAACTTATTGTAGTTGAAAAGGCAGCAACATTTGAGGATTCATTTAATGAAATGATGGTAAGGACCGCACAAATTAGCAAAATAACTGGTTCCATAAGTGGAATAAGTACAGGATTCCAAAACATAGATTTGCAAACAGGAGGATGGCAAAAGTCAGATTTAATAATTTTAGCCGCAAGGCCCGGAATGGGTAAAACAAGTTTGGCCCTATCCCTTGCAAGAAATGCTGCAGTATTAAACAAGCCCACCGCAATATTTAGTTTAGAAATGGCCTCCAATCAATTAGTGGCAAGAATAACCGCAGCAGAAGTAAACATCCCTCTTGCAAACTACCTTCGCAATGGATTAAAAGACTATGAGAGGGACCAAACATTGGATTTAATAAAAAAAATACAAAAGGCACCAATATACATTGATGACAATGGGAGCCTAAAAATATTTAACTTTAGACAAAAGGCTCGAAAGATGAAACGAGATTTAGGGATTGAGTTAATTATTATTGACTACCTCCAATTAATGAGTGAAGGCCGAGATTTTAAAGGAAATAAAAATGATGAAATAGGATATATTACTTCTAATTTAAAACAGATTGCCAAAGAGTTAGACATTCCAATAATAGTATTAAGTCAGTTAAGTAGGACCGTAGAAACAAGGGCCGAAAAGATACCTCAACTTTCAGACTTAAGAGATTCAGGAAATATTGAGCAAGATGCCGACATGGTTATTTTTCTTTATAGACCTGAGTATTATAATATTTTTCACGATTCAGAAGGCAATTCAACAGAAGGCAAGGCATTAATAATGATTGAAAAGCACCGCAATGGCAGCACTTGTAAATTGCCTATTGGATGGAATGGAACTTACACTAAGTTTTACGACCTTGAAGATGCTTACAAACAACCGATTGAAACAAAAAGCAATCCATTGCCAGTAAACAATTCATTTAACAATTTAGGCAACGATGCTTTTTAACAAACTGACAAACAAATAAAAAAAGTAAGGTTATAAACTGACAAAACAAACAATAATCTTTGACAATTAAATAATTTGTATATTTGCAGTATGGCAATAGCCGATAAATACGATTAAATACGAATGGCAAAATTTGAGAAAGGCAATTCGGGAAAACCGAAAGGAGCAAAAAACAAAATAACTAAATCAGTTAAAGAAGTAGTTTTTGATGTTTTTGAAAAGCTACAAGCAGACCCAAAAGCAAATCTATTAATTTGGGGAAGAAACAACACAACTGAATTTTATAAGATTGCTGCCAAGCTAATTCCAACAGATATTAAAGCAGACATTGAAAGTAAAAGTGATTTACTTATAAAAGTTGTTCGTGAGTGAGATAATCGTAAAACTTCAAAAAAGGCATATCAACCAAGAGTTGATAATGCAAACAAAAAGGCGATTCAATGTTTTGAAATGTGGCCGAAGATTTGGAAAGACATCCATAGCCAAAGAACTAATTATTGAACCTGCATTGGATGGATTCCCAGTTGCTTATTTTTGCCCTACATACAAAGACTTAAACGACTTTTGGATTGACATTGTAAAGATACTTGGCGATGCCATCAAGCAAAAGAATGAACAGTTAAAACAAATTAGATTGATAACGGGAGGTGTTATTGATATGTGGTCATTAGACGAACCCGACTCAGGTAGAGGAAGAAAATATAAAAGAGTAGTTATTGACGAGTGCGAAAAAGCTAAGAAACTTAAAACAGCTTGGAACGGAACAATCCGAGCAACCCTAACAGATTACATTGGTGATTGTTGGTTTTTATCTACTCCTCAATTTGGTAAGACATATTTCAAAGAGTTGTTTAAAAGGTCAACAGACGAAAAGTATAACCATGAATGGCAGGGGTGGAAGTTTACAACTTACGATAACCCATTTATGGATGCTCAAGAGATAGATTCAGCAAAGGCAACACTTGATCCGATGTATTTTAATTGTGAGTACCTGGCTGAGGATGTTACCTTAGATACTATGCTTTGGGCCTATGCTTTTGAGCCTAATAAACATTTGCAGAAAGTAGAAATATTAAAAAACTTAGAGATAATACTATCATTTGACTTTAACAAAAATCCAATTTCCTGCTCAGTATTACAAATCCCATCCTTTGACACGATAAGAGTAATCGAAACGATTAAACTTGCTAATTCAGATATTTACGAACTTTGCGATGTGATTAAAACTAAGTACGGAAACACACTTTATTTGATTACAGGCGATGCAAGTGGTTCATCAACTTCTGCAATGGTTCAAGACAATATGAATTACTACAAGATAATTCGAGCTAAACTAAATCTATCAAATAATCAAATGATGGTGCCGGTAGTTAATCCAAGATTAGCAGATAACAGAGTTTTAGTAAATAGCCTATTGAGTAGAGGTAATGTTCTATTGGATAAAGATAACACCAAGCCATTGCAATTCGACTTTGAGAATGTTACGGTATTGCCTGATGGCTCAATTAAAAAGGCAGATAGAAACGACCCTGCCCAACAATCCGATGCCTTAGATACCTTTAGATACGCTTGTAATACATTTTGTTCAAAGTTTTTGATTAGAGATTAAAAAAAATTAGTAAGTTTGCAAACAACAATTAAAATATGTTTTCAGTAATTATCCCTACCCTTTGGAAGTCTGACAAGATAAAGCCATTAATTCAATCGCTAATAGATTGCGAGTTGGTGAATGATATAACTATAATTTCAAATGAAAGAAGCGAGTTAGAAAAAGAGTTATTGATTTACAACACCAAACTTTATATTGATAAAAGGGTTGAAAATTTATTTGTAAATGAGTCGTGGAATTATGGAGTTAAACTTGCTGACAATGATAACATTGCCATCCTTAACGATGATATTTTAATCGATACTAATGTTTTTAGCTTCTTAAACGATAAGTTAACAGATGTTGGAGTAGTTGGTATGTGCTTTGAGAATTATGCCTTAAAACAATCCGTATCAATGAATCTTACCGATGTAGTTGAACGACCTTATGGATTTGGATGTGCAATGTTCATACACAAATCTAACTATGTAGATATTCCATTTGACTTGAAGATAGCTTGTGGTGATGACTACCTAATCAAATATGCAAAAGGCAAAGCCAAAAAGCTATACGGATGCAAGATTGAAAGTGATATAAGCACCACAACAAGACTTCCTGAGTTCGGGATGATTCAATTTGAAGATAACAGAATTTACATAGAAAAATATCAATAATGGCCCATCAAGAGCAAATCAACTTTTGCAAATCAGTTAAAGAATTTATGCCTGACTTTTTTAAAGGAGTTAGCGTATTAGACATTGGTAGCTTAGATATAAACGGAAACAACCGTTATCTATTTGAGAATTACGATTACACTGGCATTGATATTGGAGAAGGCAAGAATGTGGATATTGTTTGCAAAGGACACGAATTTAAACCTGCTGAGAACCACAAATTTGATGTTGTTATTTCTACTGAGTGTTTTGAACATGATAAACATTGGAGAGAAACGGTAAGAAATGTAATCGACAATCTTTTAAAGAGTGGAGGTTTATTTTTATTTACTTGTGCCACCACAGGCAGACCTGAACACGGAACAAAACGAACATCTCCAAGCGATTCACCATTTACAAGTAAAGCCGAAGATTGGGAAGATTACTACATGAATTTAACTGAGGGCAATTTCTTTGGCAACTTCAATTTTGAAAAAGACTTTTTAATTTATCAATTTAAAACACGATTAGAATATCCTCAAGATTTGTACTTTTGGGGAATAAAAAGATAAAATATGGCACTACTTAATTGCAACGCAACATACAAACAAGATGTACCGGGATGTATTGATTTCATCGCCTTAAACTTAGATTTAGAGGCAACAACAATTTATGAAGTAAGGTTTACCTTTGCCAATGGTATGGTCTTAAAGACAAGGATAACAACTAATGCAGGAGGCACTCTATCATTGTCTAAAGATGGATTGTTAAGTGGATTTTGGAACGATGGCACCGGAGAGATAATAGTTCAGATATTTGAATTAACTGACCTATGTACACCAATTATTTTAACACTTTGCGAAAACGATTATTCTCAAATAGTTTTAAACTTTACTAAGGTATTGATAGATGCAGCAATAAGAACTGAAAATGTGCCTTGTTGTTCATAAAAAAATATAAACCAAAATAAACAAAACAATGGAAGAACAACTATGGATTCTAAACACAAAGATTGAAGCATTTCAAGTCTTTATTTTACTATTATTCAATTCACTTGCAATAATTGGTATTCACAATATATTTGCAGGAGATGGAATGATTTTTAAGCCGATAACAGAACGATTTGAAAAGTTGATTGGCGATGAATGGTTTTGGATAACAAAGCCACTTTATAACTGCCCTCCTTGTATGATACTACTCTATGGATTTCCATTTGCTTTCTTTGTTTACGATGGACAACCTTATGGTTACTTTTGGATGTTTGCCTATTGTATGGCTTTGAGTGGGCTTAATAAAATATTAACCTCAATAATTTACAGAGATTAAATGAATTGGTTGCTAATCTTAAATAATAATGGATTTGTTGCTCAAGGTCATTCTTGCGGCTGTCAAGGCAACAACCAATATCATAGATTTGCAAACGCATCAACAGAAGTAAAAGTTTATAAGAAATTAAACCAATATCAAATAAAAAAAGACAATGTTTGGAGCGATAAAAAAGCGATTACAGAGCTTGAATCCGAGTTCTAATGTAATCGTAAAAGATGGATTTACTTTAGAGTTTGCATTCGAGTGTAATAAAGTAAAATACTACGAATTTAAAGATAAAAATTCAATGCCATTCCAACGTGGATTGGATGCCTTAATATTTTTTGAGGAATTGCAAAATGGAGTTACAAGAGATTACATTCTCAATCATATCGAAGTAATGAAGAAATGCACTGAGGTAAAGAATGGTAAATCTTTAGACTTAAAAAATATGTTCATTGAGATAGCCAGGTTTGAGGAACGATTGAAGTACATCATAAGCCCAGAGATTATCTATAAAGTTGCCTCAGTAGCCTTTATTGATGACAAAGAAAGTGTATTGAGATACGACCACGAATACAATAAGCATAAGATTGAAAGTTGGAAAAAATATGGGGATGGTTTTTTTTTGCACGAACCTTTAAAGAAATTGATACCGTTTTTAAATACATACGCAGACAGTTCCCTAACGTATTTGAGGGTGGTGGACAAAATAGAAAGTTTGCAGAAAGTGGCTCATACATTGATTCTGTTAGAGGAGGAATTGAAAGCCGAGAACGATTGAAATTAATAGTAATGAACTTTCTTCCATCTACATATCAAATAAATTCATTAAATTTGTACGATTTCTTTTTTTTCGCAAATGAAGCGAAGAGCCAACAACTAAATAGAACCGCTAATAAGAAATAGTGGAAAACGTAATTATAAAGTTTACTGCCGACACCACAGGACTACAACCTGCGGTTGAACAACTAAAACTTATTGGCAAGATTACTGAGGAAGATGCAAGAAAGATTGATGAAATAAATCAATCACAAGCTAAATATCTTAACACATTAAAAGCCACAACAAAGGAAGCAGGAAACTTTGGTGATGAAATGGCAAGTATTAAAGCAGAAATCCAAGCAGGAATTTTAGAAGGAGTTGCTGAACATTTTGCTGAGATGGGTAAGGAGATGGAAGGGGCAGGAAAGAAAAGCAAAACATTAAAACAAGAACTTAAAGAATTAAAAACACAGATTGCGAGTGGTGGATTGGATGCAAAACAATTATCCGAAGCCACAAAGAGAGCGGCAGAACTTACTGACCATTTAGGCGATGTCAATCAAAAGATTAAGGCATTGTCAAGCGATACCAAGAGGATTGATGGAGTTGTGGAAGGATTTAGAGCATTAGCAGCAGGGGTAGCAATTACTCAGGGTGCAATAGGATTGCTTGGTGGAGAAAATGAGAAGGTAGAAAAAACATTATTGAAAGTTCAGTCAGCAATGGCATTGCTAACGGGTGTTCAAGAGATAGCAAAATTAGTAACTGACGAAAATATATTAAAAACAACATATTTATCAGTAGCACAAAGATTAGCAGGAAAAAGTGCTACTATAATGGGAGTTGAGATTAGTGCTGCTATGGCTGCTGCAACTGCTGGTATTTCATTAATAATAGCAGGGATAGCCTATTTAGTGGTTGAAATGAGTAGCACTGAAGATTCTGCAAAGAAAATTCAGGAAAGGTTGGGTAAGATGTATGAAAAAGATGCTGATGTTTATGCCAATGTATTAAAGAAAAGGCAACAATTATTGCAAGGAAGTAAGGAAGGTGAATTAAAAGCACTTAAAATAGGTTATGACCAAGAGTTTAGGGAGAGATTAAGAGCTCAAAAAGAAACAGGACAAAGTCAAAAGTCATTTGATGCTGAAACAAGAGTAAATTTAGAACTTTATAATAAGCAAAGGGATGAAATAAATAAAAAGTGGGATGAAAAGGAAAAGAAAGATTTAAAAGACCAACAAGAGAAAAAAGCAAAAGTAAAAGCAACAGCAGACGCAGAAGCCTTAAAAAAGGCAGAAGAAGAAGCACGAAAAAGAGCAGAGGCAGAAGCCAAAGCCACAGAAGAAGCCAACAAAAGAGCAATGGAGGATGTTGATTCAACATCACAACTAAAAAAGAATTACTATAAGCAGTTAGACATTCAAAAAGAATATCAAAAAAGCAGTCTCGAGATTGATGAAATATACAGCAGAATTGCCTCAGAAGGTCGTTATCAAACATCAGAAGAAATTTATGCTCAAGTAGAAAAAGAGTTAAAAGATTACGAGGATTTAAAGAAAAAGCAAACTGATATTGATACAAAATACTTAGAAGAAAAGGCAAAGAAAGAAGAAGAGTATAGGCAATTAGCACAGCAGACAGCCTTTCAAATGTTAGAAAATGCAGCGGCATTTACATTTAGCACAATAGAACAAAATCTACAACAAGAAACAGATTTAAAAGTTGCCGCAGCAGAGGAGGAACAACGTAAACAATTAGAAGGTCGTGAGCTTTCAGCATCACAGCAACAAGCTATCGAGAGGAATACCCAAAGAGAAATAGCAAGAATTAAAACTGAGGCGGCACGAAAGCAAAGACAAGCGGATGTAGTTCAAGCAAGTATCAATGGAGCAATAGCAATCACTAAGGCATACGCAACAATGGATCCGATTTCAGCAAGTATTGCAGCAGTAGGAATAGCAACATTAACAACCTTACAAATTGCTGCCATCAAGAATCAACCGATACCAAAGTTTGCCAAAGGAACAAAAGGAGTTGAAGGACCAGGAACAGATACAAGCGATTCAATACTTGCCTATCTATCGAAAGGAGAAATGGTTATCCCTACAAAGACAAAAGAAAGCTATTTCCCTGCCTTAGATTTAATTTTTGATAAAAAGGTAAGTCCAAGTATTGCCAATGAATTATTATTGGAAGCATCAAAAGGAAACTACAATATTTCACACGATTACAATAGCCCAGTGTATGTTAATAGTTCAGTAGCTATTGACTATGATAAGTTAGATAGGTTGTTTAGCAAAAACAAAAGCACTACCAATATAAATATGGATGAAAGTGGATTTAGAAAGTTTTTGATTACTGAGAATGGCAAGAATGAATATCTAAACAAAAAATTTAGGAAATGAATTGGAAGTTTACAATAATTGAAAGTAACTTAGATGAAACAATTATTATTGAGCCTATTGGATGGGATGCATTGACAATTGGATTAACGAGAAACTTTGAGAATCATGGAATTATTAAGACCATTGAGAATACAGACTTTCAATTTATTGAGGATGCCTATGTATTGTTAAAATCAATTTATGATACTACGGGAGCTGATTCAATAGCTTTTTTAAAAGTAGAGTATCAATGCGAAGCCGAAGCATATCAGTTGTTAGATACGTTTAAATTCGATTTCAATACCTATAAGCGTACTTGTGGTGATATGTGTATGATTGAGATTGCGGTAAATGCCAATAGTTGTTTAAATGATTTGATGGTAAGAATGTCGCAAGATATAGACTTAGCAACGACAACGGATATAGATGGAAACGAAATAACACCACTTGCAGAGGTAGATATTACATTGGGAGGTCAAGATATAGTTATTAGGAATAGGGCAGTTCCTGACCCAAGTTTAACATATCAATTTTCAATTACATTATCAACTCAAGACTTTGATGCCTTTCCTGCAATTGGTTGGTTGTATCATTCATTAGCATTAAGAGTTACTGAAATACAAGAAATACCTGCTTTTAATTTTCTCAGCCCAACGGGAGAAACATTTCAATGTGCAACAGAACAAATGTTTGACCAACCCAATTGGGAAACTGATGAAATTTTAGCTTATACTATTTGGGAAAGAGATTTAGACAATATTAGTTTGACAGAGTTATGTCTTGAACCTGGATATGAATATAGTTTAGATGTTAATATTAGCGGAACGGTTGTAGTTCAATCAACACTTAATGCAAGTATTACGGCTATAATTTATAAATTGTATGAATTAGATTTCTTCAATAATATAAATTTAATTTATTCAGTTAATATGATAACGGGAACTTATGCAGTAACAGATGACATGACTCCCGTATCAATTCCTTTTTCTTATGCCAACTATTCTCCTCCAAGTTTTGCAAATAACAGAAAACTTTTTATATTTTTTGAAACGACTTACAATGTAGCAGATGGAGAAACAGAAGATTGTAAAAATATGCAATTCGATTGGCAATATGACAATACATCTTATGTAGAAATGGCAATAAACACAAGTTGCCCTGAAACAACTATCAAAGGCGTAAACTTAAAAGATACATTTGAATTTTTGCCAACAGCACTTGTAGGAGATTGCTACGATGTACAATGCAATGATGAATGTATGGCTGACCATATCATAACTAATGGTTTAAAGTTAAGAAGAAAACCCGATACAAGTAACCTATTTCTTAGTTGGGAAAATTTATTTAGAAACACCTCAAAGATATTTAATTTAGGTTGGGGAATATCTGGCACCGACTTAATAATTGACAAGGCTAAACAGTTCTATCAACAAACAAATACAATATCATTGGGGGCAGTTGATGAAGTAAAGATTAGCCATGCAAAAGAGTTTTTATTTGGGAAAGTAAATGTAGGTTATAGTAATTGGGAATCCGAAGAGTATAATGGACTTGACGAGATGAATACAATGAGAAAGTATTCACGGCAAGGCAGTAATTCAGATAAAACACTTGACTTAGTAAGCCAATTTATCACTGCAGGATATACCATTGAGATAACAAGGCGAAAAAGTCCATTTTCAAGCGATTGGAGATATGATAGTGATACATTTGTAATAAACATTGATGGCTCAAATGCAGTGCAAGGAGTAACATCTCCAACAAATATTGTAAGTCCATCAACAAGATACAATTACAGATTAACACCAATTAGAAATTTATTAAATTGGTTTAATCGTTTATGCCTTTATTCACCTCAAGAATTAGTATTTAATTCATCAAACGGTAACTTTATTGCAAGTGGTAGAATGACTGGGCAATGTGATTTAGAGGATGCAGCAATAGCCGAAAATGATAACATAGTAACAGCAGATTTTGATGTAAGTGCAAATGCAGCACCTTATTTTTTGCCAATTATTTATGAATTTTCAATACCTTTGACGATGAATCAATTTATGAATGAAATGTTGGTTGATGTTTATGAAAATATTTATTCATTTGACTGCAACGATATTACATTTAATGGTTATTTATTAACCGCTACTTATGACCCGAATCAAGGAATGGCAAAGTTTACGCTACTCCACGCAATTATGGAATAATGGCTACAAGCCTTATAGATTTACAGAATAGCTTTGTAAGATTTAATGAGCAAGAATTTATTACTGACAATGATTGTGGAGTTGTTGTTGATACTTGTTTACCAATATGTGAAGCAGGAGATTTAAAGTTTCAGTTTAAAGTTATTTCAAATGATTATGCAACCTCAGCTGATTTGTTAAGTGCTTTTCAAGTAAGGAGGCAAACAAGTAGCGGATTGACCACAATTTCAACAGTGGGCAAGGATATTGCAACAATATCAACCAATACTTACATAATGTTTTTGCAATTTGACATTTCAAGTTTATTAAATGGATTGAATGATGGAGATTGCTTTACATTACAATTTAATTTTTTAAAAGATGAACCACCTGCATATTTGTCAATAGAATCAATAACTTGTTTTAAATACTCAGTTGATAAATGCTTTACAAGTAGGATTACTTACACTAACAATGAGGATGCTTTTGGATTTTATTATCCCAATGCTGAAAATAGAAGAAATGCAATTAGACTTCCAATGTATGCTTCTAATCCTGCCTTTGACATTGAACAAAAAACATACGTTAGAAGCAATGGAGAAAGAACAAAAGTATTTGCACGATTAGCAAAGAAATATAAGTTTGTTACAGATTTTTTGACTGAGGAATTGCATCAAAAGTTAGTTGTTGCATTGAACCA